TATAATATAATTCCCAGTTTAATGCTTTCTTTAGAGCTACTATTCTTTCAAATATATCTGCGTTTATACATTTGAATTGGTCAATTCTTTCTCCATCTGAAGTTCCAGAAGCCTGAACAGATGCTGTCATTCCTCCGTAAGTTTCAATTAAATCTTCTGCTATCTCACTTACTTCTCCAGCACTTGCATCGATTGTACTATCATAAACATGATTAACATTTTTTCTAACTAAGCTAATCATTTCATTTTTACAGGTTACCTCTAGGACTGCTCCACTAGGCTTTATGTTGTCAATATACCCATAGAAATATCTTGTATCTGTGCTAGTAGTCCACCCTGACCATATCTCAACTAGCTGGCCATTGTTTAATCCGACTAAATCATTTACACTTTTTGGTAATTTTAAAGTAGCCTCAGATACTGTTTCCTCATCTTTTTCATATTCCCAACTAATTAATTTACTTGGGTCTGGACTCCCGTCAGTATCTTTTATTGTAATATAATTTATTATTACCTTTGTCTTAATCATGTTAACACACTTCCCTCCAATAAAGTTAAAGTATACTTAACTCTATTCTCGTCTGCGCTATCCTTTGTGTGTGTAAAACCTTGTATTAAAAAAGTAGTTTCTGAATATCCAGTATACCAACTACTAACAAATGTTAAAGCTGTTTGCTCTCCATTCTGTAATGTTTCTATATCTCCTATAAATGTTCTTAATTCTGAAGTAGTTCCAGTAAAACTTCCATTTACAGTTATAGTTCTAGTAGTTCCCATTAAATCCATTATTAATGTTTTATCACTATCTTGTAAAGGCATAGGCATATCAAACAAGCCTGAGCTTTTTGTTGATTCCTCAGATTGTACATCACCTAAGCTTTTAGTTCCGATTGTTGCGCTCATAAAATTCCCTCCTTATAGTTTTAAGTTCCATTAGAATTTGCTTTTCTATCTGGGCTCCTGCTATCATAAATGTTCTAATTGATTCCATAGTCTTATTCAATTGCTTTAATTCTTTTATTATTTCATCCATCTTATTTTGTGGCCACAGGTTCGATAGGCTTTATGCTTATTTCAATTGCATCGATCTTGCTACTTAACAGATCCTTTTCCTGCCCGAGTGTATTTATTTGCCCCTTCATAATTGTCTGCTCTGCAATCAATTCTTCTTTTTCTGTTTCTAGTATTTTTATATCATTGTTCATCTTTTCTTTTTCTTCTTTGATCACTACTAGATTCTCTCTTAGCTCTGCGAGATATGTTGCATGCGTTTTCATTATGACATTCTTCCTCCCATTTTTCTTTGAAGAACTCTACTAACTTCATTTGCTAATGTTTTAATGTCTTGGTCATTTCTTACTGTTGGATTATTAATATTTAATGTAATACTTTTACCACCAAGACTGCTTGGGTCTTTAGTTGCTATTATATAATCCTGAGGACTTGTATTAACTATTCCACTTGGTGTTATTATTGCATCATTAACATTTCTTGAATTTCCTTTTCCAGAAAATAATCCTGTAAACCAATTCCATACTGTAGTTGCTACATTTATTGTTCCTTTGAATAATCCTTTGAAAAATTCCCATACTTTTTCAGCTACTTCTATCTGTCCTATGAATAATGTTTTAATAAAAGCCCATAATTTTATTCCTAAATCTCCAGCAGTACTGAATCCTGTTTTAATTAATTCCCAAATCTTTGTTCCAAATTCTGCTACACCAACTAATCCCTGTACAAACATATCCCAAATCCATATTCCAGCATCTTTTAAGAAACTGAATGCAGCTACAATAACATTCTCCCAAATCCATTCTCCTGCTTTTAATAGAATTCCAAATGTTGTCTTTATTCCTTCCCATATTGGAAGAAGTATATTTTCCCATACCCAAGTTATCCCATTTCCTAAAACTGCAACAAATTTTTCTACTCCTGCTGCAACCTTTTTCATTACAGGTGCGAACCATTTTATGAATGCAGCTAATCCCTGCATTACAGGTTTTAATATTGGTACTAATGGTAAAAATAATAACATTAAGATTATCTTCAATAAAGACATGATAGGCTTTAATATGAATCCCAAAGCTTCAACTGCCATTGCTATCACACCAACTAATAATCCTATTGCTCCCATTTTTCCAGCCATCTTTCCTAGTCCACCCATCATTTTACCTGTTCCTTTAGATGTCTTTGCAATATCTCCAGCCATATCTCCCATTGATTCTATTCCTAAAGAAGATGCACTTCCTCCACCTTTAGCTCCACCTTTTCCTAGAATACTTTGTAATTTCTTTCCAATTACATCTGCTATCTTTGTTCCAATATCAGAACTACTATTCCCACTACTTTTACTATTTTCTTTTACCGATATTGGTATTTCTATTTTAAAATCATTTGCCATTTTTTATTGAACTTTGTTCTTGTTTTTTATATTCCAACTCTAAATCAATCATATAAGACATCCTATCATAAGGTAATTCATCAACTTGCTCTGGAGTAAATCCAAAGTGCTTTGCGAAAAACCAATATGTAACTTCTTCTGATACACTTTGATTATCACTATGATGTCCTTTTAGTCCTGCTCTAATCAGTCTTTTTTTTTATCTGAAGGTTCAGCGAACTCATTATATTCATTGAATAAGTAATCACTAATTTCTGCTGGTAATTCTTTTATGTTCACTAAAGACGTATCAAACGGAGCTTTGTGTATACAAGCATGTAATATCTTTTCTTGAATTTCTGCATCATTAACTCTAATGCTTGGCTGTCCTGCTATAATTTTAGTATCAGTACATTCTCCTCGTATCTTATTCCTAACTCCTGTATTCAACTTTTTTATAGTTACTACTGCATTCTCTCCATTAATGATTAAAGGAATATCTTTTGTCTGAATAGATATTCTTTTTTGTTCATCTAGTTTCAATTCTGGTATTTTTGTTTCTTCCATTTTTTCCTCCTGGTTTAGTTTGCCTTTCGGCCATCACTTAAAAAATAAAGTGATAAATTAAATATTGTCTGCTGCAACTGGTGCGGTTTCTACATCATTAGTATATATGATATTTGTGCATGCTCTTGCCCAACCGGTTACATCTTCTTTTACTACTTCATTTGCATTCTGTGGTAGTGTTTCTTCGTCCAGATGAATTCCTGTCAGATTAATATCAAGTATATCACCATCGTCATTTGTGAATGTCAACTCTAAAGTTGCGATCTCAGTTCCACTTCCTGCTGTTGGTGCAGTTGCCGAATTTGTTCCATTCATGAAATAAGTCAATAGATCTGTATAATCGTTGAATGCTGCTGTCATCGTGAAGTTGTATTCTCGATTCTTAGCAACCACTCCTATCATAAATCTACTACCAATACCATATACTGCTTCTGCAGTATTAACAATATTCAACTCGAAACTTTGAACTGCTGCAATACTTGTTCCATCAGGCATCTCTATGCTTCCATGTGCAAATGTGAATATCGGTTCTATGTCTACAATATCTGTTGCGAACGTTGTTCCCAAGTTTTCATATCTATATGTTGCGTCAAGCGTGAACTTTAATGCTTCATTTACTGCCGCAGTAATTGTCAACGAATTAGCCACACATCCAATTAATGACGATGAGAAATCTGTTGTCCCCAACTCCATTGTTGTTTTTGTTGTAAAACTTGGTAGAATATTTGCTTCTGTATAAGTGTGAGTGTATGCTCCAACGGTTCCAGCATCTGCGTTTGCTCCCATTACTCCCAATAACCAATAAGGATTGCTTACCATTCCCGTGACTGATATTTTTCCACCGTATTGTTTGTTGATTGTTGCTGTCGCGTTTCTCGCTCCAACTCCATAGATCCTTTCTGCGTTATTTGTTCTAGTTACCGTTATTTCGATTCCTTGTCCAAATGGTACATAGGTCTCATCTGATGCTGTGTGAGATGCAGCTGCTAATCCCCAACCATCCATATCTTCAAATGCATACATAGTTGTTGATCCACTACCTCCAATATAATTTTGTGCCATTTATTTTTTACCTCCTTTAGCATTTAGTTTTCTCTTTTGAGTTTTAGGTTTTTCATCTGATAATTTATCCCTGGCCTTATCCCTTTGTTCTATCCCTTTGTCTGTAATAATAGATTCTATCTCTTCTTTGCCTTTAATTTCGTCCACAGGTGCCTCAGGTGCGACTTTCTTTGATTTTGCGGGGAATCCTGCCTCTTCCATAGTTATCTCTCCTTTTGCTACTCTTGTCATTAAAGCTTTCAATTCTATTATTTTTGAATAAGAGTTTAATTTGTATTCCATTATGCTTGGTCCACCGCGAACATCCCCAAAATGTCCAAATTTTTTTGCATAATCTCATCTTTCTTGTCCGGGCTATTAATTGTTGGCCCGATTAATGTTGGTTTAATAAATTTCAAATAATAAAAGCTTTTTGAGTTTGTAACATAAAGTTCTTTGATTGTATTGATGTAAGAATCTAAACTATCAGAATCCTTATCATAAACTACGATCGTTAAAGCCACGTTTGATATAAAGGCATCTCCACCGATTCCGAATGCATCGATTGGCGCGCTCAAAATATCAACTGCTATCCTAGGGAATGAACTAATTGTCAAATCATCTCTTGGAAAGTCCGGGTATATTTTGTCTGTTCCGTAATCATGTGATACGGCATAAGCTCCTGTTTGATTGGATCCGAATGTTATTACAGTACTTGTAACTCCATAGACCACAGTATAATCAGTTCCCACCGCTTTTGAAACTCCTCCAACTGTCACACTTCGAATGTTCTTTATTCCGGTTGTAGAAATTGTTATGACCTTTGTTCCTGATAATGTTCCGGTTGCGCTAGCAGTTGTTACGCCTCTTTGAGTTATTGTGAATACGTCGCTGTTTCTAAGAAAGACTACTTGTTCCTGTTTTATCTTGGTTATGTCCATGTTTTTCCTCTTGGAAGTTTACGCCTCTTGGCTTTTGTTTAGGTTCCAATGCGCTCACATTATGCCTACACGATCACTGTAGCAACCTAAACTAATATTATTAATCCTAGATTCATTATAAAACTACTTTCAAAATTCTATAAGGATTAACCATAGTACCTTTGGATTTCTTCTTGAATTATTGTTGGCAATTTATTATTTATTGCGTTACGAATAAACGGATTTGGTCTTTGTCTTTTTATTTTAACTTTTTTACCTTTATTCTTCTTAGCTTTACTTATTCTTGGAGGTTTGCCGAACTCTACATAATAACCATAATCAAGCATTGTAATAATTATCGTATTTCCTTGAAATTTTACTTTAATTGACCAGTGTAATGGACCTTTGTCAACTGGACACGTGGTTACTAATTCACTTTCTAGCCTATTGGCAATCTTAAACAAAACCTCATAAGGTAGATTAGTCATCAGAAAAATATAACATTGCTTTCTGCATTATTGTAGTTCCATCAAAATCTCTAATACTTATGTTGTCTACTCTGTAGACTCTAGATTTGTGTGTTATTTTGTCGTATTTATTTAATGTCACACTTGGCCCGATGAATGCTACCATATCATAATTCTTATTTAATCCTGATTTGTCTAGATCGTATTTCTCGTTGTAAGGAATCAAAACAATACTTATGTCCTCATCTGTACCGTCGGCATAATTCTTATTTCCTGAGAAGTCTGTGGTCATTGTTACCGGGGTTCGAGTTGCTACTACCCCAAAGTCTGCAAGTGGCCCGTTTGTGAAATCTCCATCTGCTCCTGACACATTTGATGCTGGTGTCTCGTAATAATTCGCTATGATCGTTTGGTCGTCCCACACTGGCCCCACGAACGTTATAACAGAACTGGCCGATAAATTACTAACCGTATACTCTGATGTTAGTGATAATGCTAACCCACTCACATAAACTAAAAATCCATTTTGAGATGTTAATCCTGTATTTGTTAGAGTCAAGGTTCGACTTAAATCTCCACTTGATCCGGTTAAATCAGCTCCAGTATAATTTTCTGTTTTTACTGCCATTATGCACCTATCCTGATTACTGTATCATTTCTATCTACAATTTGACATTGACTTACAAATTTATTTTCTATATCACATAGTAAGTATACTCTATCCTTTGTTGAGATGTCTTGCTTGACTATTTCTTTTTCTGGCACATAAGGTAACCATCCAGTCTTACAATTCTTGTATCTCGTATTCTCTGATTCATCAGTATAGTAACATCTTGTCTGAAATCCGTCAGCATTAACTCCACTTAACTTGTCACATTGCATTGCTACTTGTATATCTTCACAAACATAAACGTTTTCTTGTCCTAATAGTCCTGAACTCATAACTATAGCTATTATTGCTAATAATGTCGCACTTCCAGTTGTTATCTTTGTAGTCAAAGTTGTTGTTGGTGCTAAGTCTGCCATTGTTCAATTTTAATAAGAAATCATATTATAAAAATCTATCGCTTTACTACTTTCCATAGCAATTGATTTAAAAATGTAGAAATTCCAAGATGTTCTTGATTAGCTTTTTTATCTAGCCATTCAATTA